GATGCTGCAGCGAGACGCTGTGGGTTATATGATGAAAAATAATAGAGTGAGTTCTACTAATCCTTTCATAGGAAACCGAGTAGATGAACAAGTACCGGGAGTCTATTCTAAATATGGTGACTGGGTAATGGAAACGTTGCTTCAGTATATGCGACCCATCATGAAAGCGAAGACAGGTATGGATCTGGTTCCAACGTATTCTTACACACGCCTCTATGAAAAAGGAAATATTTTACATCGTCATAAAGATCGACCGAGCTGTGAGATCTCTACAACCTTACATCTAGGTGGAGATGAATGGCCTATTTTTATGGACCCCACAGGAGCCGATAATATTTTATCGGGAGGAGGAACAACGACAATAGTTAAACCCGGAGCCCCAAAAGGAATACGTATAGATCTTAAAGTTGGAGATATGCTTATTTATTCCGGTCACGACCTAGAACATTGGCGAGAACCTTTTCAGGGAACCGTATGCTCTCAGGTCTTTCTGCATTACAATCATGCCAACGGTCCTTTTGCTAAAGCAAATCTCTTTGATAAACGCCCTATGTTAGGCGTCCCTTCAGAAGGAGTATGGAACTTTTAAATCTTAAAGCTATTCCTATTGCTTATGATAGAAATGTTTATCACCTCAATAAAAAAGAACTGAATATTGTAAAAAAAACTAAATACAGAAAACCTCGTAAGGGATTCTATTTATCTGAGACCATCTCTTTATTAGAAAATAAAACTCTCGCTTCTCTCAAAAAATTTATTATTGAAAAAGCTGAAGAATACACACGAGACGTATTAGAGATTAAAGATAAAATTTATCTTACTCAAAGTTGGTCTACTATCAACATCACCAATGCTTTTCATAAGACTCACGCCCATCCTAATACATTTATAAGTGTAGTTTATTATGCTCAATGTAAAGAGGGTTCTATTGATTTTCATTTATACACTAGTTCTATTAGAGAATGTTTTAATTTTCACTACACCATCAATAAATTTAATATCTACAATAGCCCAAACTGGGCCCTTTTAATGAAGACGGGAGATATTGTTTTATTTCCAGGACATATTTATCATAGTTCTACAGCCCATAAGTCTCCTGAACCTCGCATTATAGTAGGAGCCAATTTCTTTCTTAAAGGAAGCCTAGGATCAAAAAAACAAGTTAGTCTTATAACCCTATAAAGAACTTAAATCATGAATTTAGGCATCCCTAAGTAGTTGATCTACACCATGAAACGGGTGGGTTTAACTATAATAAAAATTAAGATATATTCCCTTTATTATGTTAGCAAAAGTTCAATTAATTCCTGGATTCGACAAACAAGTAACCGAAACTGGTGCCGAAGGCCGCTGGACGGGGGGAGACTACATACGGTTTCGTTATGGTTTACCCGAAAAAATAGGAGGTTGGGAACAACTTGGAACTACAAGCCTTGTGGGAGTGGCAAGAGACCAGCACGCCTGGTTTGATTTAGCAGGAAATAGGTACGCTGCCATAGGCACCGACAAAATTTTATATGTTTATTACGAAGGAACTTTTTTCGATATTCACCCTTTAGAAACGTCTCGACAACAAGCTGGCATGACCAGTTGTTTTACAACCACTGGCTCATCTGCTGCAGTGACAGTCACCTGTACAAGTACACATTCTCTAGCGGTAGGGGATTTAGTTGTATTTTCATCAGTTAGTTTAATCCCTGGCACAAGTAGTTTTGTTGCTACAGATTTTGAAAAAACATTTCAAGTACAAACTGTACCTACAAACAGCACCTTTACCGTTACTATGGCTGCAAATGAAACTGGTACTCCATTCGCGACTACCGGCACCGCGACCCTTGATTTCTACTATGTGGTAGGTCCAGCTTTGCAACTTCCTGGATATGGATGGGGAACTGGACTATATAGTGGTAGTGTTACCTCAACCACTACAACGATGAATAATGGCGGAAATTTATTAGTTGCTGCTACTTCAGTCACCCTTACATCCAGCGCTGCTTTTCCAGCCACAGGAACATTACTTATAGATTCAGAACTTATGACCTACACCGGTAACGATACAGGAACTGGTGTAATTTCTGGTTTAGGTCGAGGAGCAGGAGGAACGACGGATGCCGAACATACTGATGGAGTTACTGTTACAGACGCTAGTGATTACATTGGATGGGGCAGTGCATCCGCTTTTGGAGTTATTATTGATCCTGGTCAATGGAGATTGACTAATTTTGGACAAAAACTATTGGCATTAATTTTTAATAGTGTAGCTGTTGAATGGGATCCTTCTGCTGGTGACGCCTTAAACACAAGAGCTACTCTGATTGCAGGAGCTCCAACCGCTTCACGAGACATGCTGGTATCCACCTCAGATCGACATCTATGTTTTTTTGGAACCGAAACCACGATTGGAACTACAAGTACTCGAGACGATATGTTTATAAGATTTTCTGATCAAGAAAATATCAATACCTATACTCCTACTGCTGTCAATACAGCGGGTACACAACGACTTGGGGATGGTTCAAAAATTATTGGAACACTACGCGGTCGTAATGGTAATTATGTCTGGACCGATACGGCTATGTTTTCAATGAGATTTATTGGAGCTCCTTTTACTTTTGGTTTTGAGCAGGTTGGAACTAACTGTGGACTTATTAGTCAACACGCGGCCCTTGAAGTTGATGGTATTATTTACTGGATGTCGGAAGATAGTTTATTCTTATTTGATGGTTCGGCTGTTAAAAAATTACCTTGTTTAGTTGAAGACTATGTATTTGATAGTCTTAACAACGATGCTGAACTTATTGTCTATGCGGGAGTTAATGATAAATTTAATGAAATCACATGGTTCTATCCTTCAGGATCTTCTACTACTTGTGATCGCTCAGTAACCTACAATACAAGAGATTCACAAAATATTCCGGGAGGTGTGTGGATAACAAACGATGCTGCTTTATTAAAAAGAACCACATGGGTTGATCAAGGAGTATTTGGTGCCCCGTATGCTACTTCTTATGATACTAGCGAAACTCCTACCCAAGGATCTCTTTCTGGAGTTGAGGCTGGAGCCACTACTTATTATGCTCAAGAAACGGGAACCGATCAAGTTAAAAGTGGAGGAGCAACAAGTGCTGTTGCGGCTAATATTGAATCAGGAGATTTTGATATTGACCAAACGGGTAGCGTCACAGGTGCTGGTGAATTTATATGTCGAATCAGTCGGTTCATTCCCGATTTTAAAAATCAAGTTGGTGATGCTGAGGTTTCTATTATGTTAAGAGATTTTCCGTCGGATACACGAGCGTCTTCGGCTTCAGGTCCTATTATTACTGGACCTTTTACTATTACGACCAGTACTACCTATGTCAGTTGCAGAGCACGAGGACGAGCGGCTTCTTTCAAGATTGCCAATACCGGAACTGGACAGACCTGGAGATTTGGAACCTTCCGTGCCGATATTCATGCAGGAGGAAGAAGATAATGGCGAAGATTAGTGAAATTGTATCTCAAGCCACTCCCACTTATCAACAGGATAATCTAAATCAGTTTGGTAGAGATATTAATAATATTATACAAAAATTAAACACGACTTATCCCTCTCAAGTTATGGACGACACAGAGGCTGAGGCTTTTTTCTTTAGTGGGTAAAAAAGGTAATATTTTTGGATACACCCATAGTGCTCAAACGCCTATTAAGCGTCCTGGGAGACATCGAAAAAAGCTTAACAAACATAAAAAAAGAATGTATAAGAAGCGATACCGGGGGCAAGGACATTAATGGCAAATAAATTTATTAACACTCAATTTGATTTAAATACTACTAATGCCAAGGTGATTTATACCTGTCCTGCAGAATCTGTGGCCTTAGTTAAAAGTATTCAATGCTTTAATTTAAGCAGCGGTACGGTTTCGGTCACTGCAGCTATCACCGATAATACGGATTCTACGACTTATAGTTTTTCCAAACGAGCAATGGGAGCCACGAGCACTACTGATTTAGTAACGGGTCTTAAGGTGTTTGAAGAAAGTGATATTCTTAAGCTTACGGCAACCGGAGCAGATTTTATTACTGGAACCATAGCTATATTGGAACAGGATCGAACTTAATGGAGTACGTAACCATTAACGGTCAAAAAGTTCCTAAATTCAAGGTAAGATCAGAAAGCACCATTACTAATATTAAAACTAAACATATCTACGAGGACGAAGACGAGGTTAAGGCTGATATATTAAAACAAAACGCTCGTCCGGAGGATATTCGTAGAGACGTTAAAATTATAATCCCTAAAGGACTGGACGTATTTGGAAAGAATCCCCTTAAAAAATGACTCCTTTAGGCGGGACAGAATTACAAATGGCGGAGCTAGAGAAAAGACTATCCGCAGATTACTTTAAAAAAATAAAAATCACTTTATCCATTCCAGAGAAAGACCCTATAGACCGGGATAAAATCAATGTTCTCTGGATGAAAAATTCTTAC